TCAAATCCAACATTTTCTTGACAATAAATACAATTCATAGGTAGCCTCCGTATAGCGGATTATACCATAACCATCGGCATTGTCAACTCGTTGCCTTCAATCAAATTTCCAACACTGTCAATAAAATTCCCATCGTCGGTACTATAATAGACACTATTCAATCCTACAGCATTAAGAAGTTTATCACAATTTTTACAAGGTTTACTTCCTAAAATAAGTCCCTTTCGGTTGATACGCAATACAACAATTGACCAATTAGAATCAATGGTATTATACTTATCCAAAAGTTTAGAAATAAGACGAGATTCAGAATGATAATATGGGAACTCCTTATATTTTTCCAGATTAAAATCTTCACCGATTCTATAAGCACCAGTATGAGTCTTAATCGGGTTGTTTTGGGTGAAACAAATTAGTTTGGTTCCATCAAATGCGGCAGCATAGTGGTAGCATCTAATCAGACGATTCGGATTCCAATTTTGATATGCTTTGCGTATTGTTTTGTTGATTATCTTCATATATTTCCAATGGTTTTATGTAAACATCATCATCCATTCTGTCAAAATATTTATCTTCTAATGAAGGTAAAGGAGTTAGATTAACTTTTTTATTTTCTGGGGAGTCTGTTAGTTTTATTCTTACTGGTTCTTTCATTGTTTTGTCCTTATTTTGATGCTAACATATATAAGCCGATATTTGCAAAAGCATAGCCAATATATGTAATAAGCATACCATAGTTCTTGTGCAAGATTCCTTGCTCAAAAGCCACCCAGATATAAATTAGTCCTGTGATTAAAATTAAATTATGACTCATACTGCAACCCCTTTAGTAATTTCTATATGATTTTCTATAGCCAAGTCTTTTGCTTTTAGTTCCATGTCCACATCAAATTCTAGTCCGTAAGTATTAAAAGCATTTTCTGAATAATCAGAATGAGCCCTTGGATTATTTCCAAGCCTACTCTCACTATAATGAAATAATGGACGAGTTTGCCAAGTGTCAAAGCACATATTAATAGCCTCACACTCTGTCAAATTATTAGGATGACACTTATGATGCAGATAATCGAAACAGATTGGGATGCGAGTAATAGGATGAAAAATATCAACCAGTTCTTTCACGCTCCAGCAATTAAGTTTATCATCATTTTCAATAGTAAGTCGTGTCTGACAATTTTCATCAAGACGCTTAAAGTTTTCGTAAAAACGACGAGAGATTTCTTCTCTGGTTCCGTTATTATTATGAACATGAAGATTCATTGGTGAATTAGTATCTGCTGGCAGTCCGATTCTGTCAAAAAAACTACTATAGAAATTCAATTCTGTAATAGTCTTTTCAACAACTCTAGGAGTCAAACTAGACAAACTGTTAAATTCAGAAGGATGTGCAGAAACTCTTACATTACTATCAATAATGCTTTGTGCAATATTATCAAACTCATCTTGAATTTCATCATGGTTTGGCAAATCTTCCAAACTTACATTAGCCTCATCATAAGTAATGAGAGGAAAAATATCGCTACTAACACGATAAACATAGTCACTTTGTCCGCAAAACTCAATAGTTTTACGAGTAGTAATAAGATTATTAAGAATCCTATCTCCAAGGATTCCTATGGCTTCTTCTCGCGGCAGAGAATTGAAGCGTTTAAAAGTCATGGTCTGATGACCAATACCCTGCTCTTTAAGTTTGAGCGAAATACAACACAATCCGTAACGCATAGTTTCCTCGTTTTTGACCAGCATACCACAAGTATCGGCTACAGTCAAGCAAAAACTTTAGAAATTTGTTCAACAGATAGGATTTTTACTAAAGAGTATTCTATGGAAGGAAAATGAAGCTTAAAATTATTTAATGCTTCTTCAGAGGACAAGCCATCGTGAACCTCATTTATTAATAGATTCTGTTTTGAAAGATCATTATTCTTATAAACCTGAGCAGTAATATTAAACAGTTTCATTATATGATCCAATCTGGTTAAGAAATGACTTGATATCTATTAATTTATTATATTGTATCTCATACCTACTTTGATCGTATGTAAAATTATTATTGGTCGTTCCAGCCTTTACTAAGGTCGAAAGATCGAAAAAGTCTTTTTTTGAAATAGCCCCACATATCCATGCGATGGTAAAATCATTTTTTATTCTACTAAAAACATAATAATCTACATCTCTTGCTTTTTGTTCTTCATAAAGTGTTCCAACATAATTATCTAATGGTTTCGTATTACATCCTTGTGCTTTTGAATCAATTGTTATTGAATCAATTATGAAATCTACATTATCATTATCGCTATAATTTAGTTGAGGAAAATACGATCTAATACTGGCTTCTGCTAGATACCCCGTCATTCTTTGACGATCTTTGTTTAATCTATGAGTGCCAGCATTTCCATACTTTTTTTTATAAGACAGATTGCGTTGTTCTGCTTCTTGATAAATTTCTGGAGTTATATTAATTGTTAAGACGCCCATCCCAATGCCTCTCCAATAGTAGGAAATTGTGTGAATTCTTGAAAATTGGTGTATCCATAAATAAGGAGTTAAAAATGTCTAAAAAAGTATGTCGTTTATGTAAAAAGAAAAAGCTATTTACATCTTTTTATAAGAAAAAAGGTGGAGCATTTGGGCTGGACGCAAGATGTAAGAGTTGTGTTGCTCTATATCATAAGCAGCATTTTCAAAAAAACAAGTCAGAGATTTTATCAAAAAGAAAAGACTATATGATAGAATATAGGGACTCAAACAAAGATAAAATTTTGGAATATAATAAAAAATATTATGAAAAAAATAAAAAGCAAATCTTAACATATAAAAGTTCTAAAGTTTATCGAAAACACTCAAGAAAATACGAAAAGAACAAAAGACAAAATGATATATTATATAGGATAAAAGGCAGTCTCAGAAGCAGATTAAACCAAGCGATAAAAAACAATAAAAAACATGGAACTACAAAGGAGTTGATTGGATGCAGCATTGAATTTTTAAAAGAATATTTATCTAAATTATTTCAACAAGGTATGAATTGGGAAAACTATGGTAAAAATGGTTGGCATATAGATCATATAATTCCTTGTGCTAGTTTTGATTTAACAGATCCAAAACAACAAAAGAACTGTTTTCATTATACTAATTTACAACCATTGTGGGCTGCTGATAATATCCGAAAATCTGATAAAATCTTATAAATCAAATGCCTCTATTGTATATTCAAATGGATTGCCTTCAATATTCTTTACTAAATCTAACATAGTTTGTGCAATTTCCCTAATTTCTAGTTGGGCATTAGATTTATTTCGCAAAGACTGAAAATGATAAAAACTACGCCAATTAAACATAACATCAGCAGTAATTTGGGTATTATAGGATCTAAAAAATCTAGCAGATTCTTTTGCTCTTTTTCTATCTATTCCATAAACTTCAGTTAAACTTTGAACACACTCATGATATAGTCTTAGTCCGTTTTCTGTATAATGTTCTAGTTGTTGTTTCCAAATTTCGGGCCAGTCTTGTGGAATAAGATATTGATCTTCTTTAATTTCTTTATATCTAGCACTTTCTCCGTTGACACTTACTCCAATACGATGTTTAATAATATGTATATGGGAAGCAATATCTGTAGTAACTAAAAAATGTAAATTGGATTTTTCAAATGGAGTATGATGACCCTCTGTTGCTAACATTTTCAATAATTTAGGGATTCTAGCAATTTTATCTTCCGATAAATCTCTTGATGTGCTAGTCCATGCTGAACATGCGTGGATTTTATCATCACCATAATAACCTAATAGTTCTACTGTATTCATATTTGATCCTCTGTATACGATATTTCAAACTCTTCTAATGGACAAAGTTCCTCATCCCAAAAACCATTTTTTAATCCTCTTGCCAAGATATGTCCTGCTGGTTTCCAATGAGTATTAAAATCATCTAATAAAAGTCTTTTATTACTTTTGCCCCAATCACAAATAGTAGCATCAAAAACTTCTGTTCCAGAATCAAACCACTCACCAGATTTAGATATTAATTTAAGATACATCGTTTGTTTTCCATACCTTTACTATTTTATCCCATATTGGTTTAAAAAAATAAGCAGTAATTACACTGGATATTCCACCAATTATACCATTTATTATAGGAGCAGTAACAACAACTGGTACTACGCATTGATTTTCAATATCATTATTCTGCTGTTGAGAATTTTGTATCATCTTTTTTCTCTTGATATTGTTTTTGATGTTCTACATATTTATCATTAGTCATATGATTATAAATAGCGGTTGCAACTTTACTCACACTAAGAGCAACTCCTGTAGCATTTGGATCGTCGTTTTTGCACCAGTAATAACTAGCACCATTAACACTATCATCTTTCTCTTTAATGATAGAATAACCCCAAGTTTTAGCCCAACTTTTTACTTCTGTAATCTTAAACATTTAGCAACCCATTTCATCTGTACGTTTTGGTTTATTAGTATTGACTCTATTTACAGGATCAGTATGGTCTACTTCTTTGTCGTAATGTTTCCATGCTATTTTATGCTTGACTGAGATAATTTCTTTTCTTTGTTTCCAAATCTCTTGTTTTTGATAGTCAATAAGTTTCCATAAATCTTTAATATAATCAAGAACTGGTTCATTCTTATATCTCGTTAAAATATCGCTAATTTTAGAACTATTCATTGGCTCATATTTCAGAGTCATATCATATTCATCTGGATTCCAATTAGGATCATAAGTTTGAGTCATTTTTGTAGCCACTCTCTTGCGTCATATTCTTTTCGATATTGCCATCCGGCAGCAAAACCTTCCAGATATAATCTTTTCATAACATTAACAGATTGTTTATTTTGACTGATAAAGGAGAGATTCTTACTTACCCATTCATGGTAACTCTTTTCTTCGTCGCTAAAATCTTCATCTTCGCTCATTATAGTTTCCTATATCTTTTGTATATTTTATTTATGTCTAAAATAATATGAGGATCAGTGCTGCTAATAATAGTTTGATCGTCGTTATCTGTAATATAAGCCTGTATTTCATCATTAATTACTTCTTCTGCATATCCTTTATCCAGAATATATTGTCTTGTTTTTGCTAATCCTCTTTTGTTCTTTTTAATGTAGGAATCAATCTCATTTCTATACTTCTCATTAGAATCATAAAGAGCATGAGATAATTCATGTCTTAAAGTGGCATTATTTTGAGCGCCCATAATATAAAAGTTGTCGTGTCGATACTTAAACAGATTTAACAACTCAATTTCTTCACTAGTTAACGGATCAAATAGCCCTTGCTTAAATGGTAGCAATACTCTACTTGGAAAGTTAAATCCTGTCCAATCATGATGATAAGTATCAGCACCATATTTAACAGAATACCATTGTCTAACTGCTCCTAATGTAAATATCTTACCTCTAAAATCTGGATTAGGACTTTCATAAAATTCCTGAAAACGAATAAAAGTTCGTCCTAATTCTTCTTGAGAATCAGCACTTATCCAAACACTATTATATGGTTGACTTTTAATTTTAAGCATTTTCGTATGATGGATCGTTATCGGGATTCATATATCCATCGTAAGCCTGCTCTAAATATTCGACAACCTTTAATTTCCATAAAGGAATAATATTCTCATTATGTATAGAATCATCCATAACTTCAATCAAACATTGAAGCGTTCTATCAAATCCTATCTCGTTTATGAATTGTTTTAACTGGTTATTATTTTTCATTTTAAAATCTTATCCGATTCAGTCAGTGGAGGGTCTTGTTTAATCTGGCCCGAACTGTAGTCCATGTATTTAAAGTTTGCTCTGCAAAGATCAACAGCGTCGTATACTGCTTGATTAAGAGAAATATGTCCCTTGATAGCACGTTCCAAATTAGTTCTAACAGTAGCCACAACTTTTGTTAGAGCAGAATTTCTTTCTTCCATGCTCTTAATCATATTATCTTTTTCAATCAAATTAGTTTGAATGACAGAAATAGCCTCAATAGTATTCATATATTGTCTCCAATGGTTCTCTTTAGTATACCATATCGACAATCCGTTGTCAAGACTTTAGGGGCTACGGAAAAATGCTCCGCAGCCCCCTTAGTCAAATCAATCTTGATAGATTAGATAGTACAAATCACCTAGAATATCGACGGCAACAATACCAGCGACCATCTTTGCCTTGAGCATAACCAACATCTACTGTTGTCATGCCACTATTAGCGAAACAGCAATTACCATATGCTTGTTGCTGAGAAAATCCGCTACCACATCCTTCATAACCAGAATTTCCACCAAAATGACCTACACTTCCTCTTGATGCCATAATTTCGGCAACACCTTGTGCTGTTGAGTTATTTCCAGATGAGCTATTTGTGTAAGAATAAACCTTATTACTATTATTTGAATAGTATCTTGGTCGTGCCTCACAAACTCCAGCGATCAATCCTGTAAACATTAGTCCTAAAATAAACTTTTTCATATTTTCCTCCTTGAAATTAGTCGTTATTGTTATTTTCTTTCCACATTATAACATTCGGTCCTTTATCTTTGTCTAGAATAATCCTCCTTTCTTCTCTAAGAACAGCAATTTCCTTTCGTTGAGTTCTTATTTCATTTTTAAGAGACTCAACAGTATTTTTTAAATTCTCATTATCTTTTATCAGAGAATTAATATAATCGTCTATATCCATACTATTCTCTATTAGATTGTAAATCAACATATGTTAAATGCCAGTTCAAATGAATATTGTTATTTACATTAGTATATCCTACATATTTTGCTAAACCATTTAGCAGATCCTCGTCGGATATATTTTGTAAATCAAATAATAATTTGCAAAAATTAACCATATCCTCTTTTGAATTAAATATCCAAGGACACTCTATATCGGTAATGCTCAATACCGATAAACTGTTAGGAAATTCAATGTTATTCCAATTATAATATAATCCTTTATGCTCGCCCGTTGATGTATATTTTCCAACAAATTCATCTAAGAATATAGAAATATTACTATTTAAAGAAACGTCCGCTATATGAAGAAAGCCCCCTTTTTTAAGGTGCGATGACATATTCTCTAAAAATAAATGTAAATTTTGTATATGGTGAATTGATGCTGAACAAACTATTCTGTCAACATCGGGAATATTCCATTTCTCATATGCTGATACTATTGGTATGTTGTTAATAGATTGTGAAAAATCTAATGATAATACGGTGGTGTCTTCCAAACAATATTTTTTTAAATATCCGCCAAGAGAAGGAACATCTAATATAATTTCATTATTTCGTATAGGAAGTCTACTAAACAGAGAATAAAATTCTTTATCCATAGCATTAGGATAAGTATTCATAGCCAAATCATATGCTTGGCCTCTATGTCGGAAAACATCACTATATTCCATTTTTAATTGTCTCCAGTTGTAGACAAGTTTTACATTCACCACATTCTGTTATCGTATTTTCATCAATATATATTGGCCTTCTGCAACTCCAAGTCATATCTCTTAATTCTTCTGGCAAAATATTATATACTTCAGTTTTTGTTAGATGTACCACAGGATATATTTTTTCAACATTAGGAGCAAGTAATTTGAATATGTTTGTTCCTATTGTTGCTCTTGTCATAGTTGATATTTCTTCTGAATCTGATTTTGTTCGACCTATCGCAACACTTTTTATATGAGGCAGACTTGTGCAGATTGTTCCCGCTATGAAATTATATATGTCGCTATCAAACATAAAATTTTCACTAAGAACTATCTCGTTATTGTTGTTAATCTTTAAATATGAATAATATGGATATTCATGATAACTTTCGCTATATTTCACTTTATAAGATTTAGATATATAAGAGATAATATTGTTGACGGCTATGTGTTCTGCTTGTGCTCTTTTTTCTTTATTAATAAGATGTAGATGATGTATATGTACTTTATTCTCTTTATTTTGTAATAATTGCCATAAAGCGCCAGTAGAATCTAAGCCACCAGAGAACATAAGTAGAGTATTTGAATCATCATTGTCAATATCCATTAAATATTACCATTCTTTCTCTAACTTATCTAGTGTTGACTCAACCATACGGTCATCATAGAAACAATCTTCTTTACTGGCTATTAATTCTTTATATTTCTCAGGCCATACATTATTCAATGTATTCATAATAGTTTGACCATATCTCCACTCAAAAGAGTAATGATTATAAGTATTGTCAACAAGTTTTAGAAAATCTTTAAATGAAATTTTATTCGACATCATACCACTCCGGGAAATCTAGTAAATACAAATCAGCAAATGGAGCATTTACTCCGTCATTAATACTAGAGCCTAAAATTGGGGCGGCAACTTCATTATTATCGTTCATTAGATGAAAACCTGTTATTATTCATTCGATCTAGTCTATCAACCCTATCTTGTAGATTGCTAAATTGTTTCTCAGTTACCATCTCAATTTTAATAAGAGTTTCCAGAGTATCTTGTGTGATCTTTATTGTTTTATCTTGAACGTAATTTCCTGCTAGAATTAATCCTATGGAGAAATATGCAACACAGATTAGAATAAAATTAATGGTTTCATTTTTCATTTAGATCAACCTCAATTTCTGCACCATCAAATACCCAGTGATCCATATTATCTCTTATATTAAGACCAATAGGTTTGTTCACAATTTTAAATTTCACATCAAAAATTCCACTCAGTCCTTGATTTTGATAAAGATATTTTATAATAGCATCCTTAACATCTTGATCGCTCATAGTAATATGAGTTTTATTATTAATTTTCATCTATAAAATCCTTTAGTTTTTTAATAGCACTGTCGATTGTTTTAACAACCGCCCCACTTAATGCGTAGTCTTTTTTATAAGAGGCTAGTGCATCTAGTATCTTCCATGCTTCATTTTTAGTAAGATCAATTTGCATCTAAATTCTCCAAATATCCTTTTGTTTGTGGTTCGCCGTATTCGTCATAAGACGTTGACATTTCGTTTCTGTGCCATTCTTTTACTGTCTCTAGTGCTTCGTCCAGATTATCAAAATAGTGGCTTCTGGACGGGCCTAGAACGTATGAGTATATTTCAACTCCAGTAATTTTACATTCACAATCTTTGTCTTTCCAGTAGTCACCAAAACTTAAACTAATATGTCCTTCACTAATTTTAGAGTGTCCATCACTGAACTCAAAATAATGGTCATATGCTTCTTTAAGAAGTTTACGAATAGTAATTAGTTTTTCAAAGTCTTTTGTGTTCATACGAATAATCTGTCCTTTAGTAATTCTGCAATAGTTTCATTAATATTGATTCCGTTTACAACCATATTTTTGTCAGAATCATATTTATCAATTTCCATATATTTCATAGCGTTATTGAAACACCAAAAGATGGCAAACTTCTGTTCAGTTGTTAAACTCATCATTAGTTATACTCTGGTGGATTCCAGTTGGGCCAATATTTTTTTGGTTCAGCGTTTTGTGGATGATAATACCTTTGTGTATGCAAACTTTCTACTTTACATATTAGTTCCTTCACTCTTTGTTCAAGATGAACTAATGACTCTATTACAACATCAATCTTTTGCTTAGCGGGCTTTTTCTTTTTAGAAACTTTCTTCTTCATTATTTGATCCCTTTAAAAGTTTACGACTTTCATTCATATATTCATCATAATCTCTTACTGTCCATCCCATCATCATAAGGTCAAGTTTAATTTCATCAGTAACAAAACCTTCTCCAACTTCACCTTCTTCACCACCAATTCCAGAACAATAAAAGTCTAAATATGATTCTCCGCAACCTCTAATATCAGCAATTATTCCACCACTCATTCTCCATGAGCAAGTCCATTCCTTATCTCCATACAAGAATTGATTGTTACAAAGAGCGGCGTAAAGATTTTGAGAGTAAATGTCGCTAGTTTTACATTTGGTCACAATTCGTTCATTATTAATCAGATGTTGTTCTAAGTCCACAACGAACTCCTTATCTTAATTAGTTCAATTAATTTTTCAGTATCTTCTTCATCATACTTATGTTCCATCTCATCAATTTTGCGATAGTAATACTTTCCATTTTTTTCTTTGGTAAATAGATCGTATGGACTAACTCTATAATCTCTATCCAACCACCAATTGTAAAGTTGTAAAATCTTCTGAGAGTCTATAGCCTGTGCTGTTGGTTTGTTATAATCTTCATCGTCTGGATTGAAACCATAATCTTCATTCAGTTTTAATTGACCTGCCCAGTTTAGATAATCCAAACCCGCTTGTTTACATCGTCCTTTAACGAACTTATATTTTCGTTCTGGATATGCTTTCATCAAATGAGCCTG